CGATAAGTGGTGGCGGATGAACAACCTCTACATGATCGAGAACGAGCAGGGCAAGCTGGTGCGCTTCCGGCTGCGCCCGGCGCAGGAGCTGTTGTTCCGAACCATGTGGTACCTGAACATCATCCTCAAGGCGCGCCAGCTTGGGTTCTCCACCGCCATCGACATCTATCTGCTGGACGAGGCTCTGTTCAACAAGAACATCAAGTGCGGGATCATCGCCCAGGACCTGACGGCCGCCGGCGAGATTTACCGCACCAAGATTGAAGTCCCGTTCGATAACCTGCCGGGCTGGCTCAAGGCCCAGTTCAAGGTGGTGACCCGGCGCGGCGGGGCGAATGGTGGGCACATTCTGTTCCGCCATGGCTCCAGCATCCAGGTAGCCACATCCTTCCGCTCCGGTACCGTCCAGCGCCTGCATGTCTCCGAGCACGGGAAGATTTGCGCCAAGTACCCGGAGAAGGCCAAGGAGGTGCGCACTGGTACCCTCAACGCAATCCACCCTGGCGCTATTGCCTTCATCGAGAGCACGGCGGAAGGGGTAGGCGGCGATTTTCACAGTATGAGCATGAAGTCGCTGGAGTTAGCCCGAGCGTGTAGCGAGCTGACCCAGCAAGACTGGAAGTTCCACTTCTTCGCCTGGTGGCAGGATCCGAAGTACCGTGCGGATGTCCCTGGCAGTGGCGTGACCATGAGTAGGGAGCAGGCCGATTACTTCGACGCGGTGGAGCAGGCAATGGACTGCACTATCACCGACGAGCAGCGCCAGTGGTATGTGCTCAAAGAATTCACTCAGGGTGATGAGATGAAGCAGGAGTTCCCCAGCACGCCGCTGGAAGCCTTCCTCACCTCCGGCCGCCGAGTGTTCGCACCGACCATGACCATGCGCGCCGAGGGCGATTGCCGGCCCCCTGAGCTGGTCTACGACATGGACCCCGTAACCGGCAAGCGTGAACGGGTGAATGGTCCCGAAACACTCGATGAGCGGGGACAGCGCAGCTTGGCCAACTTGCTGCTGGTGTGGGAGCTCCCCGACCCAGAGGAGGACTATGCGATCGGCGTGGATATCTCCGAGGGGCTGGAGCATGGCGACCGCTCCAGCGTGGACGTGGTGAAGCGCAGCAACGGCGAGCAGGTGGCGCACTGGTTCGGGCACCTGGACCCGGGCCTGCTGGCTCAGCTGGTCGCCCGTGTGGGGCACTGGTATGGCTCCGAGGAATATGGTCCTGCCTTCGTCGGCCCTGAGCGCAACAACCACGGCCACGCCTTCTTGCTGCGCCTGCGCGACATCTATCCCACCCGACGCATCTACTCCCAAGAGTACATCGACCGAGAGAGCGACGACGAGACAGACCGCTTGGGCTGGCTGACCACGGCCCAGAGTAAGCCCATTGTCGTGGATGGACTCAAGACCCTGTTGCGGGCCGGCCAGTCGGGGATCCGCTGGATTGGTACCGTCCACGAGGCATCCAGTTATGTCTATGACAAGAAAGGCCGGATGAACGCCCAGGATGGCTGCTTCGATGACCAGCTGATGAGCTACATGATTTCCCAAGAGATGCGGGCTCGCATGCCGGCGCGCATCGTCCGAGACAACACACCCCGCAAACAAAAGCACTGGATGGCCCACTGATGAACGACACCCCGACCAAGGCGCCCGCAAAGGGGCGTCTCGATACCGCACGCCTGCTTGAGCTGATGAGCGACATTCAGGGTCAGCCAGACTGGCGCACTTTCGCGAACCTGTGCTGTGCCTATTACGACGGTGATCAACTACCGGCAAACGTGGTCAAGGTGCTCAAGGACCGCGGCCAGCCAACCACGATCCATAACCTGATCGCCCCGACCATAGACGGCGTGTTGGGGATGGAGGCCAAGACTCGCACCGACTTGATGGTCGTTGCCGATGACATTGAGGAGGAGTACGAACTCCTGGCCGAGGCTGTGAACTCGGAGTTTGCAGACATGGCCCGGCTCGGCGGTTGTGACCGAGCCTGTGGTGAGGCCTATGCCAGCCAGATCAAGACGGGCATCGGCTGGGTGGAGGTCCGCCGCAACCCTGACCCGTTCGGCCCACGCTTTAGGTTTAGCTTCGTCCACCGGGATGAGGTGTTTTGGGATTGGCACCATCGGGAGTTGGATCTCTCTGACAGTCGTTGGCTGATGCGTCGTCGTTGGCTTGATCTCGATGAGGCTTGCACCATGTTCCCCAGCAAGGCCGAGGTGCTGCGCTGCAGTGTCGGCGAAACTTGGAATGGGGTGGTGAGTGTCGCCGCCATTGAGGGGATGGACGCCAGCACCCAGAACGCTTTCGACGAGTGGCAGCAGTTCGATGCCCGTCAGGTTGAGTGGTGCAGTACCGACCGTAAGCGTCTGCTGCTGCAGGTTGTCTACTACCGCACCTACACCATGCGCCGTGTTCTGCTGCTCGAGTCTGGCCGGGCCATCGAGTTCGATGAGCGCAACGAGCTCCATCTCGCCGCCGTGTCGCTGGGCCGCGGGGTTGTGGAGCGCCGGCCGGTGGCAACCATCCGTGAAGCCTGGTTCGCCGGCCCCCATGCCCTGGTCGATCGCCCCTGCAGCTCCCCGCACAACATGTATCCCTTGGTGCCCTTCTGGGGGTACCGCAAAGACCGCAGCCGCGAGCCCTATGGCTTAATTGCCCGAGCGATCCCGGCCCAGGATGAGGTGAACTTGCGCCGCATCAAGCTCACCTGGCTGCTGCAGGCCAAGCGAGTGATCATGGACAAGGACGCCACCAACATGAGCCGCGAGCAGGTGATGGAGGAGGTGGAGCGCGCCGATGGGCTCATCGAACTGAACCCTGACCGCAAGAACAAGCAGACCATTGCGGATGTGTTCAAGGTGGAGCAGGACTTCCAGGTGGCGGCGCAGCAGTTCCAGGTGATGCAAGACAGCGTGAAGCTGATCCAGGACACCATGGGGGTCTATGCGGCTTACCTGGGGCAGGGCACCAATGGGCAGTCTGGCGTGGCCATTGCCAACCTGGTGGAGCAGGGGGCAACTACGCTCTCCGAGATCAACGATAACTACCGGTTTGGCCGGCAGCTGGTCGGGCAGCTTGCCCTGGGGTACCTCCTTGAGGAGCTCTCACAGCGCCGCAATGTGAAGGTGACCATCAACCGGGAGGACAAGGGGCGCCGCAAGGCCATCATGCTCAACGTGCCGGAAGGGGAGATGCTGACCAACGATGTGACCCGGCTGCGCGCCCATATCGCCTTGGCACCCATTCAGCAGACCCCGGCCTACAAACAACAGCTGGCCGAGCGGATGATGGAGGCCATGACGCGGTTGCCGCCCCAGGCTCAAGCAGCCTGCTTCGATATGCTGGTCGAGCTCATGGATGTGCCCAATAAGCACGAGTTTGCCGAGCGGGTGCGCAATGCCCTGGGGATCGCCAAGCCAGCCGACCAGATGACGCCGGAGGAGCAGGAGGCGGCCCAGCAGCAGGCGCAGATGCAACAGGCTCAGCAGGAGCTGGCGATGCGAGAGGCAGAGGCCAAGGTGGCAGAGATTGAGGCGAGGGCCACCAAGTGGCAGACCGAGGCCCAGCGCCTGCAGAAGCAAATCGACTCCATGCGCTTCGATGACGCTCTCAAGCAGGCAAATACCGGCAAGGTGCTGCAGGAGATGGAGCTTATGCAGCAAGAAGGGGAGCAGATCTCTGCCGAACGTGCTGCGCTGCAGGCCCAGCTTGCCGAGACGATCCAAGCACAGATCGACGCGATCGCGCTGTAAGGCTGTTGCATTCGCCACCGGCCAGCGTTAGGATTTCCCCAGCATGGCCCAGTCTCTCGAGATTGGGCTTTTTCGTTTCCGAACCCGGCCACCGTGCCGGGTTTTGTCTTAACTACTCATGATGACTGAGCCCGCCTTGTGCGGGCTTTGTCATTTCTGCCTCAGCCGGAGAGGGCTTTCCCCTAGAGCCTTGCCCCGCTTGGGCAGCGATACCACCCACAAACACCACGAGGACAACTATGGACCCCATCGACTTTGACAACCTGACTGGTACCGAATCACTGGAGGAGCTTGAGGCTGCTCTGAATGCCTTGGAGGACGGTGGTGACACCGAGAAGCCGAAGCAGGACGAACAGGCCACCCACACCGACGGAAAGGGCGAACAGACCGCGCCGCCGGCGGCCGAGGTGCAGGGCCAGGCTATCCAGGATAGCAACCAGGAAGAAGGGCAGGAGGGCACCAAAGTCATCTTGTCCAAAGATGGCAAGCACCAGATCCCCTACGACGTGCTGGAGTCTGAACGGGCGCAGCGGCAGGCTCTCGCCGCCGAGAATGCGCAGCTCAAGGCCGAAGCCGGCGAACGGGAGCGACTGCAGGCTTTGCTGGATAAGCACGGGATCAAGCCCGATGCCGATCCGGATGCGCTCGACGTTGAGGAGATTGAGCAACTGGCCCAGGACTATCCCGAGATCGGGAAGGTGCTGACCGGTATTGCCAGCCGACTTAACAAGCTCGCGCAGCCGGTACCCCAGCAACCCGCCCAGTCGCAGGCCCCCACTGTCCCGAGTGATGTTCAGACTGCGCTGCAGGCGGTACCTGAACTCGCAACCTGGATGGAGAAGGACCAGGACCGCGCCACCTTTGCCGTCAGTGTCGATGAGCGGCTCAAGGCTGATCCCGCGTGGAAGGATAAACCCCTGACGGAGCGCTTTGCGGAAGTGGCCAAGCGCACCAAGGCCGCTTTTGGTGACACGGTAGAACAGCAGGCTCCGCCCGCCGAAAAGCCGGCCTCCCAGAAGAAGGTCGAGGAGCGCGACCATATTCCGCAAAGCCCGTCAGACCTCGGCCAGTCCGTACAGCACGAGAGCAAACTCGAGAAGTACGGCGGCATGAGCCAGGAGCAGCTGATGGCTGAGATGTCCAACATGTCCGCTGCCCAGATCGAAGCCCTGCTTGCAGAGCACGACCTGTAACCCAGCCAAACCTATACCGACCCCGGCCCAGTGCCGGGGTTTTTGTTTTGTAGGAGAGGATCATGACCCAAGTCACCCAGGCGCAAGCCAACAAAATCCTGCAGGTGGCCCTCTTTACCGAGGCCAACCGCACCCACTCTTTGGTCAATATGCTGACCGAAGAAGCGCCCAAGGGCGTCAAAATCAACGGCGGCAAACAGACCAGCCATGGTGCCCCCGTTGTCCGCATCACCGATCTGAGCAAGCAGGCCGGTACCGAAGTGGACATGCAGATCTTCCATCAGCTGTCTGGCCGCCCGACCATGGGCGATAAGAAGATTGCCGGTCGCCTGGAGAACCTCTCTCAGGCGGACTTCGGTCTGACCATCAACCAGACCCGTCATGGTGTGGATGCTGGCGGCAAGATGAGTCAGAAGCGCACCAAGCACGACCTGCGCCAGATCGCCCGCACCATGCTGGCTGATGGCTACTACGGTCGCCTGACTGACCAGCGCGGCATGGTCCAGTTGGCCGGCGCTCGTGGCGACTACATGGCCACCGACATCATCGTGCCGCTGGGGGAAGATCCCGAGTTCGGCGAAATCATGGTCAACAAGGTGACGGCACCGACCTACGAGCGCCACTTCTTCGGCGGGGATGCAACTTCCTTCGAGGCGATCGACGCGGCTGACCGCTTCAACCTGGGCTGTGTGGACAACATGGCGCTGTTCCTGGCCGAAATGGCCAACCCGATCCAGCCCATCCGCTTCGGCTCCGACCCGAACACCGGTGACCCCCTGTACCTGCTCTACGTCACCCCACGCCAGTGGCATGACTTCTACACCTCGAGCTCGGGCAAGGACTGGCAGGCCATGCTGCAAGGGGCGATGACTCGCAGCAAGGGGTGGAGTCACCCGCTGTTCCAGGGCGACAGCGCCATGTGGCGCAACATTCTGGTCAAGCAGTACCCCGGGATGCCGATCCGCTTCAACCAAGGCAGCACCGTCAATGTGTGTGCAGCCAACTCCGCAACCGGTGTGGAGGCGGAGAAGACCGCAGGCACCACCATCGACCGCGCCATCCTGCTGGGCGGCCAGGCGCTGGCCAATGCCTTTGGCTCTGGAGTGGAAGGCGGCTCCTTCAACATGCACGAGGAGAAGGCGGATCACGGCAACGGTACCGAGCTCTCCATCAGCTGGATCTCCGGTTTGCAGAAGATCCGCTTTAAGCAGAAGAACGGAAACGTGCAGGACCACGGTTGCATGGTGCTGGACACCGCCGTGAGCCCGATCGCTCGCTAATCCTGGGCTGCCCCGATCCGGGGGGCCTTCATTCCGACTGATAAGAGGACCATTCCATGGCCAAACTGACCCTGGTTAAGACCCTGCGCCGTTGGTTCAACGGCGCTTTCGGCAATCTCTCCATCTCTCCGACCCTGGTGGCAAAACTGGCCGAAGTGCCGGTCGGCGATGTGGTTGTGTTCGGTGATCCGGTGGAGCCGAACATCAAGGTGGTGGGGGTTTCGCTCACCTCCGCGGCGCTCGGCGCCAGTACCACCCTCACTGTGAAGGTGGGGGAGACCACCATCATCAATGCCCAGAACACCGCATCGGCAGTGAACAGCTACATCCCGGTGGATGACCTGATGACCCAGGAGGGGCAGGAGATCAGCCTGACGGTGGGCGGCGGCGTTGCCACTGGTACCGTCAAGGTCAAACTGCACTACGAGATGGTCGGCAACCTCTAAGGTTTCCACCCCCTGTGAGCCCGGCCCTGTGGCGGGCTTTTCTTTTCCCTGACTGGAGAATTGACCGTGAGCGACAAGATCGCAATCGCCTATATCGGCGACAAACCTATGAAGAAGGACACAGTGACCGGTTCCCGTATGGTGTTCCCGCGCCACACCCCGGTGGATGTGGAGAGCCACATCGCCATGCAACTGCTGGAGTTCCCGACCGTCTGGCGAAAGGCTGACGAGCTGGAAGATGTGCTGGCCCATCAATCTGAGCTCGAGGCCGCAGCAGCCGAAGCTGCCCGCCGGGCAGAAGACGAAGCCGCCCGCCTTGCTGCTGAGCAGAGCATGGTGGTCGAGCACCTCGGCCTGGATCTGGCAAAGATGACCTCCGCGCAACTCGCTACCGTGGCCGAGAAGTACGAGCTTCACATCAAGCAGGACGCAGGTGAGCGCGTGGACGAGTTCCGCCTCCGTGTTCGTGATGCCCTTCGTGCCCAGAAGGAGCCCGAGTAATGGTGCCGGTGCTGGACAGCCGCTTGGTCAGTCCTGATGCCCTGATCCCGCTGGTTCGCCAGCGGGTATCGGGCCCCCTCGACAGCATCATCCGCCAAGCACTCATCCGGGCGGCGATCGACTTCTGTAAGCAGAGTGCCCTCGTTCACCTTGAGCGGCAGTTTGAGGAGGTGCTGGAAGGACAGACGGTGAGCTTTGCCAAGGCCAGCAGCATCAACCGGCAGGCACGCCAGGATACTCGGGACCCCCAGGTGACGGGATCCGTGATCCACCGGATCACCGCTGGGGGCCAACTGCTGACGGCTGGGGAGCAGTATCACGTCCAGTCCGCAGAATCGATCCGCTTTCTGGTCGCGCTGCAGGATGTCTGCATCATCGGAGCGATTGAGCCACTGCCTACCGCCAAGCTGATCCCGGCTGCATTGGTTGAGGACTACGCCGAGGCCATGGCCGATGGCACAGCAGCCATCCTGCAGCTCCAACCCGGCAAGCCGTGGGCCAACCCTGAACTGGCTCAGATCAACCGTACTCGCTTCAATGAAGCCGCGCGGGAGGCCTACCGGTTTCGCATCGAACAAACGGCAAATGCCCGGACGGTGAACCCGGTGCGGCGTCACACCTTCTACTAAGAGGTCCCCATGACCCCCATCAAAGACCTACTTGATCGGGTCTCCCTCGAGCTGACCGACAAATCGCGTACCCATTGGTCGCTGGAGGACCTGGTTCATTACTACAACAGCGCCATAGCCTCCATTGCCAACTACCGACCTGACATATTCGCAACGACCCAGACCATCAGCTGTGTAGCCGGCACCCGCCAGGCCTTACCGGCGGGCGCCACCAAGCTCATTGAGGTGGAGCGCAATACCGGCGGGCGCAAGATCCGCTATTTCGAGCGAGGCCAGCTCGATGATCTGGATCCAGAGTGGATGACCGGCACCGATGCCAGCGAAGTTGAGGCCTACCTCTTCGAGCCCACCAACCCGCGTACCTTCTGGCTTTACCCGGGGGTGGCCGCAGATGTGAAGGTCGATCTGGTATTGAGCGTGCTGCCAACGCCGGTGAAGGTTGCCCAGGTTGAGACTGGAACCCCCTTGCAGGTGGATGACACCTATTTCACCCCTTGCATGGACTGGATCATCTATCGCGCCTATCTGCGTGACTCCGATGAGACGGCCAACTCCGCCCGCGGCCAGCTTCACCTCCAGGCGTTTGCACAATATCTCGGCATCAAGATCGAGACTGACAGCACTCTGGTATCCATTCGCGA